CTGCTAAGGCAAAGGTTGAAGCAATCAGCCTGAGCACCAAGACTGATTGGAAGGCAGAAATCAGCACCAAGTATCGCTTCTGATAAAGGGTAGATATGAAACTCAAAGCAATCGCTGCTGCCGCCTTGGCAGCACCCCTGGTGGTCGCCTGCGGTTCCACCGAGAATGTAGAAGTCAGTAAACCATTCTCTTTGAATGGTGCTGGTGCTTCTTTCCCTGCAATGCTGTATCAAAATTGGACACAATCTTTTGCTAAGGATACTGGCAACCAAGTCAACTACCAAGCAGTTGGTAGTGGTGCTGGTGTCCGTCAATTCAAAGCAAAGACTGTTGACTTCGGTGCCTCTGATGGTGCTGTAAGTGACGCTAAGCAACCTGCTGAAGGTATGGTTCACATCCCCATGACTGGTGGTGCTATCGTTCCTACCTACAACAATCCTGGTTGTGAAGTCAAGATGACCCAGACCCAACTTGCTGATGTATTCCTCGGCAAGATTGATAACTGGTCTACCTTCGGTTGTGCTGATAAGCGTATCACTACTGTTCATCGTTCTGATGGCAGTGGCACCACCAAAGGTTTCACTAACTCTCTGTCAGCATTCTCTCCCGAGTGGAAGGCAACTGTTGGCACAGGTAAGTCAGTGAAGTGGCCTGTTGGTGTTGGTGCTAAAGGCAACTCTGGTGTTGCTGCTCAGATCACCAACACTCCTGGTTCTATTGGTTATGTAAACTATGGTTATGTCCGTGGTGATCTTCAACAGGTTGCCATTCAAAACAAAGCAGGAAACTTTGTAAAAGCATCTGCTGAGACTGCTTCTGCTGGTCTTGGTGAGATCGTTCTTGACGATCAACTCCGTGGTGCTGATGCTAACCCTGCTGGTGCTAATGCCTATCCTATCGTCTCCTTGACTTGGATCCTGGCATACCCTGAGTATGAAAAGAATGAGGACGTGAAGACAATGCTCCGCTACATGCTGACGCCTACGCAACAGCAGAAAGCAGACGCACTAGGTTATGTCCCCCTCCCAGAGAGTCTTCGTCAGAAAGCACTTGCTGCTGTCGAAACTCTAAAGTGATAACGTATACATAGTATACAACTAAAGAGACTCCCGCTGGGGGTCTCTTTTTATTTTGGAGTATGCTATGAATGTGTATGTCAATTTAACTAAACCAAATTATGATGGGGAATCGGATCTCTTGACAGTTGAGGTGCCAGCATCCTATACTGACGAATTGTTGAGGGTTATTAGACCTATCGCAGAAATGACAGGATCTTCTTCCGAGAAGATGCTAAAGGATATTATCCGAGAATCAATTTTAGAAATCGAAAGAAGATGTTATGAGCGTAAGAATCGTAAGAACAAGAAGCGGTGAAGATGTAATCTCTGATTTGTATGAGGTTACTACCAAGGAAGATCAGGAAACCGTCATTGCTTTCCAACTTGTTAATCCATATTCAGTGTGGATTCAAGGTGGTATGACTGCAGAGGCAGACGGTGAGATTCATAAACTCACCGCCCCAGAGATTTCTTTTGAGCCATGGATGCCTCTTCTGAAGGGGAAGGCAATTATGCTGAAACTGGATGAAGTTATCACGGCATATGAAACACATGATGAAGTCATCGAAAAATACCAAGAATTAGTGGAGGCAACAAGTGGAAAATCTCAAAGTGATTCTGCTGAAGAACGGGAATCTGAATGATTATTTGATTGGTCAAGTGCAGGAGTTGGATGAAGAGCCAGCGGTATTCATCGAAGCATGTTATCGCATTGTGGAAGGGGAGTTGGAGGAGTATCCCAAATACTCTGGTCAGCGGGATCTCTTCTTGACATCTGAGTCGATCTTTACTATAGTGGATCCGTCACCAGACATTGCTAAAAAGTATCAGGACATTAATGGGTAGTTTCTACACGAATATTCAACTCGCTGGTAATACTATTTTATATCGTGGGTATGAGGATGGGCAGCAAGTCCAATCTCGTACCCACTTTTCGCCTACGTTGTTTGTCACTTCAAACAAGAAGGAGAAGTTTAAAACTCTCACTGGTGAGTATGTCAAACCTATTCAGTTTGAATCTCCCCGAGAGGCGAGAGAGTTTATCGCCAAGTATGAAGGTGTAGAAAACTTTAGTGTCTATGGATACGAGCGTTATGTCTATCAATTTATTGCTAAGGAGTTTCCTGGTGAGATTGATTATGATATGAAGCAGATGAAGATCTTCTCTATGGACATTGAGGTGGCATGTGAGAATGGTTTTCCTGATGTTGAGGCATCTGCTGAAGAGATGCTTTGTATCACAATCAAAGACATGAATACCAAAGAGGTATTTGTGTGGGGCACACGAGAATTCAATCCTCCTGAAGGTGTTGAATTCTTTGTGTTTTGGACTGAGCAAGAAATGCTTAATCACTTTGTTAGGTGGTGGGCAGAGAATACTCCTGATGTTTTGACTGGTTGGAATGTCAACCTGTATGACGTGCCATACATCTGCCGACGTGTCAACCGTGTGTTGGGCGAGAAGTGGATGAAGACTCTTTCTCCCTGGAATCGTGCTAACGAGCGTGAGATCAACATCATGGGTCGCACTCACATTGCATATGATCTCTCTGGTATCAACATCCTAGACTACCTGGATCTGTATAAGAAGTTTACTTATACCAACCAGGAGTCCTATCGCCTGGATCACATCGCTTTCGTTGAGTTGGGTCAGCGCAAGTTGGACCACAGTGAGTATGAAAACTTCAAGGACTTCTATACATCTGACTGGCAGAAGTTTGTTGAATACAACATTCAAGACGTTGAGTTGATTGACCGTCTCGAAGACAAGATGAAACTTATTGAGTTGGCGGTGACTATGGCGTATGACGCTAAGGTCAATTTAGAAGATGTCTACTCACAGGTGCGGATGTGGGACACGATGATATATAATTATCTCAAAGATCGAAACCTTGTAGTCCCCCCTCGCAAAGGAGCAAAGAAGGATGAAAAGTATGCTGGTGCGTATGTCAAAGAGCCTGTGCCAGGAATGTATGAATGGGTGGTCTCTTTTGACCTCAACTCCCTCTACCCTCACCTCATTATGCAGTACAACATCTCGCCAGAAACGCTGGTGGATGTCAGGCACCCGCAAGCAACCGTAGATAGGTTGTTGAATCAAGAGATTGATATTGATGGGGAGTATTGTGTATGTGCTAACGGTGCCCAATACCGTAAGGACATCTTAGGATTCCTCCCCGAAATGATGCAGAAGATTTATGATGAAAGGACCATTTACAAGAAACGAATGCTTGCCGCTAAGCAAGATCTTGAGCATTCCAAGACAACATCTGAGACCATCGCACTTCAAAAAGATGTGTCCAAATTCAACAACATTCAAATGGCAAGAAAGATCCAACTCAACTCTGCCTATGGTGCCATCGGAAACCAATACTTCAGGTATTACAACCTGGCAAATGCTGAGGCGATTACTCTCTCAGGTCAAGTCTCGATTCGTTGGATTGAAAGTAAAATCAACAAATACCTAAATAAACTTTTGTCCACAGAAGAAGTCGATTATGTTGTCGCATCTGACACTGACTCAATCTATCTTAACCTTGGACCTCTTGTTAGTAAATTCTTTGCTAATAAGTCTAGCGATAAAGCAGCAATTGTTTCCATACTTGATAAGATCTGCCAGGAGAAGTTGGAGCCTTTCATCGAATCCAGTTATCAGGAGTTGGCGGATTATGTGGCGGCGTATGATCAGAAGATGAAGATGAAGCGTGAGAATATCGCTGACAAAGGCATCTGGACTGCCAAGAAGCGATACATTCTCAACGTGTGGGACAGTGAGGGTGTTCGTTATGAGAAACCCAAACTGAAGATGATGGGCATTGAAGCAGTCAAGTCTTCTACTCCTGCTCCCTGCCGCCAAAAAATTAAGGATGCACTCAACGTCATTATGAATGAAGACGAAGAATCTGTGCAAAAGTTTATTGCTGATTTTCGAGATCATTTTTCCGAGTTGCCGATCGAAGATATTTCATTTCCGAGAGGTTGCAACAATCTAAATAAGTGGTCCAATCCTGCGACGGTATACACAAAAGGCACACCAATTCATGTGCGTGGTGCTCTTCTGTACAACTTCTATATCAAGAAAAACAAACTATCACATAAGTATCCATTGATTCAGGATGGAGAAAAGATCAAGTTTGTTTATCTAAAGACACCTAACAAGATCAATGAGAATGTTATCTCATTCTTCCAGACCTTCCCCAAAGAGTTGGGGATTGACAAACAGGTGGACTATGACTTACAATTTGA